TTCATAGTAGCAGCCCAGAGGGTTCTCGAAACGAAGTCGAGGACCGGCCTCAGAGTAGGCATCACCGAAGTGGGGCTCTACCACGATAGGTAGGAAGCCGTAGGTATTGAACCAGTCGGAGGCTTCCACCAGGTTGACCTTGAATCGGCTGTTCTCAAGGTAGTTGTGGGCGATCAGCGTGCGACGCTGAGCGTACTTCTTCTGACGATCACTGACCATCACACCAGTGGTGCAAGAGATGGTCGGCATCACGCCGATCTGTTCGGCTGAATAGTTGGCCGCGACATTGACGATGTTGGAGACGATGGGCTTGGGGAAGTCATCGGCCAGAAGACCAGGGGCCACACGGTCCAGCTCGGATGCGCGTACAGCGCGGACCTCATTCATTCGAAGGTCACGGGTGTAGTAGCGCAGACGTGTGGATGCGACCTTCTTGGCGATCTCATGTACGTTGGCCATTAGGTCTCCCACCAGCGAGCTGGATTAGTGATAGTCGGCTCTGGTAGGTCCGGCTGATTGCTGAAGCCCTGTGAGGCCTGGTACCAGTCAATGTTGATTACAACCTGTTCCTCGCGCTCTCGCTCAGAGAGCCACCCCGTATCCCAATGGGCAGAGCCGTCCTGGAAGTCGAGAAGCTCACGACAGCGAATCTCGCAGAACCACAGAGCCATCACACAGTCCTGGACAGGTGCCCGGTTCATGTTCGGCGTAGGGTACCAAGCAATTAGCTGCTCTACAAGGGCTTGGATTCCAACGTGGTTTCTGCGGCTCGGGAACTCGATGGCGCTTCGTCCTTGCTCGAAGCCCTTGAACAAGTTGGCCATAGTAGCGACGCCCCACTGAGTATCCCACTTATTCTTTCCTGTCGTGTGTGCGGACATACGAACACCCCGTGATGCCATCCAGGTGCTCAGGTCCTCATCTTGGAGGATACTAGCCTGGTAGGCGTTGGACTCGATTCGCCATTCATTCACTCCGTAACGTCGTGTCCATTCCTTCATGACCGCACTGATCTGTGCGGGAAGGGCTCCGTGCTGATTCCATACGTCTAGAATATACCTACGCCCAGTTGATAGGTCTGCTCCCACCACGACCATGGCTGTGTAGTTAGTAGCAGCCGGGTCAAGGCCAGCGACGACGTAGAGTCCCGCCATGCCCTCCGGACGCACACCGGGGAATCCCGGTACGATAACACCGGGAAGACGTCCACCGTTAGTACATCCATCGATCTCCGCCTGCGTGAAGGTTGTAGACTGACTGATCTGTGCCTGCATATAAACGCGGGACCAAGTCTCGGCGCTCATCTGATTACGCTTCTCGGCGAGAGCGGGACCGTGCCACATCGGATACAGGCCGTTCTCATTCGGCTCGACCTTGTCGAGGCCCATAGGCTCAACGTTGGTCCATGGCCACAAGGTCACCCAGTCCTTGGGATCCTCATGCATCTCCAGCACAGCGGGCTGGGACAGATAAGTATAAGGCGACTCGCCTGTGACATACCACTCGGGCTTTCGGATCTCGGAGTACAGATCCTGAGCGGCAAGTCGGGTGCCAACGATGATAAGCTTACCTGTTCCCGGCTCAAGGCGGGAACCGATGATAGACTGAATCCACTCGATCTGCTTCGCATACTCGTGAGCGTTGTCGAGGTCGGCACAGTCATCAAGGATGATGAGGTCGGCACGGGCACCGTAGATCTTCTTACGAATACCGAGTGCCTGGACCGTAGGGTGACCACTTACGTTGCGCGGACGGATGTCCGGGTTAACAAGGATCATGTCTGACTGCCACTTGGCGTTAGAGCTGTTGTAGCCCTCAGGCGGCGCGAAGTCATCCTTCAGCTGCTTGTAGACAAGCATGTCCTTGTCGAGGCGGTTCTTAATTCCGTCCAGGTTCTTCTTTGCGCGGTCAGCTGATGCGGACACCAGAAGGATGCGGATGTTCGGATCCTGGACGATACGCCATGTCACGTAGTTCTGACAAAACATCTCACTCTTAGCATGGTGAGGTGGCGTGTTGATTAGGAGGAGGTTCTTGTGTCCGGGGACGTAAGTCTGGTTCGGGTGCAAGGATCGAGGGTCACGACCCTCCAGAAGATCCAACCACTGAAGGTGATGGTCGAACAGACGGTTACCCATGTACACCTTCGAGAACATCTCGAAGTCAGGCACTTCGGAGAAGTGCTCCCCGGACTGCTTGGAGCGGATGCGCTCTGCGGCATCCTTGAACTGTTGGGCGTTCATCGCCCCGGCGTGGCCCTTGGAGCCACTGCGCCAATATTCATATGTCTTTACAGAGACACCAACGAATTCACAACTTCGCTCCACAGACCAGCCAGCTGCGAGCTTGTCAAGCAGAATCCTCTGCTTGTCCGCAGTGGTCCATTCAATCTTTGGAGGCATGCATTTATCCTATGGGGGGTCTCGGTGGTCGTTTGGGGGAACCATTAAAGGAGGGGGCTCCCTGAGGGGTCACCCCCTCTTACGAACACCAGGTATGGTGTGAGTACCCTCTATAGGCGGCCTTCAAGGGCCGCCTTACTATACTCTATGGGCGGGCTTCTTGGCCCGCCCTACTGTGGAGGAGAGCGGGATGTTGTCCCGCTAGGGAGTCTCGCTATCCCGCTCGACTCCTATAGAAACCCTTCACTATATATAAGTACGTGATAACAGGGCCACTCACGGTGGTAACGAGAATCGTTACCAACTTGTTACCATATCACTGTCAGTGTGTCCTACTGTGTCCAACTAACGTATAGTTATCTGGTGACCTCACCGTTACCTAGGATTTCTAGAACACGTTCTAGTTTTAGCAAAAAGTTTGAAGGTTGCAGCACAGCACAGCGCAGCAACGGTTTAACATACGGGGGTTGACATACTGCTGATTCGGTAAGGGTCACAACCCTGTTGATCTAGTACAGCACCATCAAGGCAGCGACAAGCTGTTGACATGGCATGAGTGGCCACACATTGATACATACGTTGACATCCACTGTGTTCGTGCTTGATATCAAGCGGTTGTGCAGCCATTGACAGGCGTATGACGCTGTGTTGGGCTACTTGACAGTCGTTGTCAAGTGTTTGAGGTGTGTGCTACATACACGGCTTGATAGTCAGCAGCACTGATGATTGCACACTGCAATAGTTTTGAAGTAGATTATTGGCCGAACTAACGCTCGGCCAGCCCGTGTTAACAGCGTTAACATTGCAAGCTTCTCTCCCCCTCTGCGCGCGTGTGTGTACGTGCTCGCTCCCCTGTGGTCGCTCGCACGGGCATGACTGCCACTGAGGAGCCGACAGACAGCCTGCAAGGGCTGTCCTGGTGTGAGTACGTGCAAGGGCCTCTGAGAGGCCCTGAGAAAGCCTGTGTGAGCTGCGGTGATGGGCACACGTGAGTGTGCCTGAAACCATGATCCAAAGCATGATCCACAGGGGGCTGGGAGAGGACATTGGGGAATGTCCTCGTGTGTAGGGCTAACCCTTAAGGGTGTGAACAGCTTGAGAAGCTGTGACCTGGGGAAAGAGCGTGTGAACGTTACCACTGCCAGCACCAACGTTACTCATGAGTAACCATCAAGGGCTTACATAGACACATCACAGATGTGTAACAACGCATGCTCTGACCTGCGCAATCAATCGTTACCTAGCCGTGACTTGACGGATGACGCTCTGAGGAGGAGTGTTCTCGTTGTCAGGCCAGCCCAGCAGGAACGGGAGGGCAGGGCGACAGGCTCTCAGTACCAAGCCTGTCGGGAAGGTGTAGCGAGGATCTGGGAAGTTGCCAGGGAGCCACCGAACAGCAAGGCCCGACATGTAACGGCTGTGAGTGTGCAAACGATCCAGGGAACATGCCTAGTTATAACGCTAGTGCCCTCTGGTGAAGGCGAGCTGCCCATCCTTAATACTGCGCTTAACAAACGTAGGTACAGCCGAGGATGCTCCGTGGAAACGGCTTGGGCTTGTGGGATACGGCTACCCATTGCAACCGTAATGATCATTCTCTCTCCTTGAAGGATGATCGGTAGGCTTACCAGTGCGTAAGTGTTGGCTGGTCTATCGGTTGTCCTACGTACATCATCACTGGTGTACGTCACTGAGAGGAGAGAACATGAATGACTACCGAGTGACCATCGAGTACATCGATGGCGACACCGAGACCACATGGGCGGAAGCCCACAACGAAGGTATGGCCTGCATGATCGTGGGCATGTACCTCGGCTACGGTGGCATGTCCATAAAGGACATCGGTGAGTTCATCAAGTCGGTGCACGCTGTCATCGAGACGAACTGACATGGATGAGATCGAGATGCCTACTCGCACTTGGGAGTGCGAGGTCTGCGGGGAAACCGTCGAACGGTGGCGTGGACAGGATGACGTGGACTGTGAGTGCGGAGCACTCTACAACTCCTTCGGACAGCGTCTGCGCGACGACTGGCGCGGCAACTCATCGTGGCAGTATGACGATGTGGACGACATGGAGGGGTTCGAGCGCCAGCAACTGAGTAACGAGAACTGAATGTATTCCTAGCTACACGTCATTGACGTGTAGCCTGGCGGTCATTCAGACCGGTGAAAGGAGAGAATGCCCATGAAACTCAAGGTCAACGGTGGTTGGTGGCAGTTCAGCCAACCACTACAAGATCTAGAGGCTTTCGACACTCATGGTGCCCTGCGAGGTTTGCCGGGCAACGCTACCGGCTGGTCCCTAGGACAGCTGCCGGGTGAGTATCACGAGAGTGTCAAGCATGCGGATTACGTGGTGTATTCGTACTTCACGCCCATTGCGTGGCACTTGCCTGCTGGTGTGCCGAGTACGGCATATCCGCCTGGTGTGTGGTACACCATGCGCCCTGATGGTGAGTGGATAACGCCTCAGGTCAAGTACAGCGTGACCACGTCCAAGCACCAGGGACGCATCTTCACTGCGATTTCGCAGCTGAAGGAGGGAAGCTGATGGAGGACAGGGAAACGCTGTGCCGTGAGCTGAACGTAGCCACGCGTGGCAGACTGAACCTGGTTCCGGCAGACCTTGTCGAAATCGAAGGTGAGTGGACTCTCGACGGTATGGACCCGTGGGAGTGGTGCGAAGCGATGCTGATGAACTGAAGGGCTTTGAGTGGGCACGGCAACGTGCCTGCTAATGGCCAATCAGAATCACTGATTGGATTAAGGAGAGAATCATCATGACCAGCACCGTTGTTTCCCCGACCGCTCAGGCCACCCTCAAGCAGGTGGCGGACTACTTCCGCCTGCCCGGACAGACCCTGAAGGCGTTCACGGAGGAGTGGAAGCTCCTGTCCGACGAGGACAAGGAGCAGCTGAAGAGCGGACTCGGCAACGGGTCCATGACCTACTGACATGAGCGGATGGTGCACGTCCTCTGGGACGTGCATTGTCCAGATGTCTCAGTAGAGCATCTGCACTACAACCAGAGGAGAGAATGAACATGACCGAATCGTGGGACGGCACCGGTGTGACCACTGCTGCGCTCAAGACGGAGGTGATTCGCTTGGCTGAGGAGTCCCCGGACCGTCAGGCGGCGTGCGTCTACACCACCAGCGTCTACGACTACGACAGGGAGGAGGAAGTCCTCGTCAAGCCTGAGTGCATCGTGGGCACCGCCGTGTACAACATCACCGGCAAGCTGGTTCCGCCCTTCTTCGAGGCCTCGAACATCAAGGCCAACAGGTGGCGCGAGAAGCTCGACCAGATCCCACTGTCCTCGGACTACGCTGAGGCGAACGCGGACAACTCGGACGCGGACTTCCTGTTCGTGCTGGCGCTTCAGGGTCTTCAAGACAACGGACACACCTGGGGTGCAGCCTTGACGAGTACGAGGGACAGATACGAAAGCTGATCAAGTCGAAACCCCGGGAGGGGTCCATGTGGGATGGCTGCCCACGTGCTGAAGAGACAAGCCAATCAAGGAGAGTGATCATATGTGCGAGATTTGCGACCAGGATCGCGATTACGAAACCGTAGCCGATGAGGCAGTGGTCAACGGGATTGCTTGGCTGGACCTCAACGGTCCGGAGAACTGGCGTGACCTGATCAACCTGGAGTGGCTGGACATCGACCGCCTTTCACAGTGTGTCCTCGGACAGGTGTTCCGGGACAAGGCCAGCAATCCCAGTTACACACACACGAGTCGCTGGTCCGGGAAGCCGATGGAGTTCGGCAGCGGCTATGACTACGTCATACACACCTTCTTCGGAGGGCTGTTCAGCGACGTGACCACGGGCGAGTACGGATTCAGCGCCCTGCCCGGTGTGGACGGCGAGTACATGACAGGAGCGTGGAGACGCGCACTGACTGCTTGAGTCAAGCTTGGGATCAAGGGTCTTTACGCCCCTTGGTCCTGAAGATAGCTCAAGCTATCTAAACCAATTCAGGGAGAGTGATCAGCATGACAAACGACTGGACCGCCGTTGCCGGTTGCGGCTGCTACCTGTGCCGTGAGGCACGTCGGGACGCTGCGAACATGGAGGAGGCAACTCCTGAGGTCAAGAAGGTTCCGACCTCCCGTACCCTCACCCGTGAGATGGTCCTCAAGGGCCGCCCCTGCTCCGACTACCGCTACAAGTTCATCGAGCGGTTCCCGGTGTCCGTCGAAGTCACTTTGGATCTGGCGCTCAGCCAGATCGGGGACTGGGAATGGGATTGGGCCGCTGAGCACCTGCTCAGCCGTTCGGCTCAGCGCGAGTTCTACAAGCGCGAGGCCGTGGCGGACAAGGCCTACTCCGTGGCTGTCAAGCCGTTCAACGACCTGCTGGACAATGCCTACACCGAGTACTACAAGGTGCGGGGTGCGGCCATGCGGGAGGCGGACGACAAGGGTCTCAGCAACGCCGAGCGGTACGACTACGCCGCTGAGGCCACCAAGGGCATCTTGGATGTTCCCCGGGCCGCCACCAACGCGGCTATCGAGGCGGCAAGCGGGGTGTACAATGAGGCGCGTGTTCGCATCTTCGTGGAACTGTTCCTGACGGACGCTGAGGCGTACACTGAGGAGCACAAGAACGACCGGCCGTTCGTCGAGGGAAGCCTCGACGATGACGACGAGTACGAGGACGACTGGTACAGCGACGATGAGGAGAACGAGGACTGCTGATTGGCTAGCGACCTAGCTTGGGGCACAGGGGCTTTACGTCCCTGTGTCCTGAAGATGGTGCTAACCATCTGGAAAAAGGAGAGAGTGATATGGCAATGTCACGCAAGCAGTATCACGACATGGCAGCTGTGATCGCTGATGAGGTGGGAGACATCCCCTTGACTCGTGACAGTGTTGCGAGTTTCGATGACGCATCGGCGATTTACAACATCGCGAGTGGCCTGGCCACGGTGTTCGCGATCGACAATCCGCGCTTCGATCGTCAGCGGTTCATGACGGCTTGCAACATCGAGGAGTAGCTTGCTCTCGTGTTGGTACACGTGCTAACGTGTGCCTTCATGTCAGCATGGTGCTGGCAGGACAAGGAGAGAATGACCATGGTTAACGAGACCTGGGACCCGAAGGTGCAGGCCGTCAATGTGGCACAGCTGGCGGATGCCGTCCGTCGTGCCGCCCTGGAAAACCCGGACAAGCGCTATGAGCGTCCGGCTGACAGCCCCTGTCAGTACACACACACCACCGGCGAGGACTACAAGATGGTGCCCGGCTGCATCATCGGCCAGGGTATTTTCAACCTGACCGGTAAGGTGGTGGATCAGTCCGTTATGCGGGGTGGTGTGAGCAACAGCATCTGGAGGACTGCTCTGGGCGCTACGGATGGCGAGGTGGATGACTGGGGCGACGCCATCACGGTGGATGACCCGATGACCAAGTACCTGGTGTCATGGTTGAACCGCGTTCAGGGTCAGCAGGACGAC